CTAAGGCTACGGCATCTGATTGCATTAATAGGTTATCTAAGAAGTAACTATGCAAAAAGTATTTATCTATGCTGGCTTGATTTAGGGCTACCTGTGGACTACCACCAGCTCTAGTGATTGTCGCCTTATTAAACACCAATACGTCATTTAGTATCCAGGTTGCATCAAAGTAAGATATACCAGATCCATCATCTGCAAACACTGTAGGTGTGCCACCAATAGATCCAGCCGTTACACCTCTATCTTGGAATACGAAGTTATTATCAGCACTGACATAGATAGCGCCATACTCAGAATTGGCTACTGTAAATAAAGCTTGTAACGCTGTGCGGTTAGTGCCTGGATCTGCCTGTAATGTAGTTAAGCCTGGATCAATATCACGCTGAGAAGTTGGCCATGAAATCTGATCTAATATATCGTCAATACGTGCACCAGATAATTGACCTGCGCTAGTGCCAGCCACTGTGCTTATCTGTGCTAACTGCGCTAATCTAAAAGCATCTACAGCTTGTATAGTAGTAATTGCTACACCTTCACCATCATCTGGATAGGTTGTAACGTAGCTTGTAATAAATCCTGCGAATATAGGATAAGTAACAGAACCATAAGTAGCAGTAATCTGTACTTTTTTCATGGGTGTCAATAGATTGTAATATGGGCTAGATGGGTTCTGTGGGTTGAAATCACCATTTTGATCTGTTATGCGTAGAGTAAGCGAACCTGTTTGAAACTCATCACTAAGTGCAGTACGGCCTCTATTAGTTTCTATTCTGTTTACTTGATTAGATACATCTACGATTACGGCAGCGGAATCTGCAAAAACGTTTGTGCCAAAGATACCTGAATCAAAAATAACAGCCTGAGCAAAACTAGGACCAGTGCTAAAGTTAATTACTGCATTGATTACAGGTAATGTCATTATGGGAGGCTGCCAGCTGGTGTAGTGCCGTATCCGCTTCTACTTGCTAATTGGATACTCTCGGCTATTAATTGAGAGAATCTATCGCCACTATTGGCCGTATCAACAGTTAAGGTTAAATTAACAGGTCTATTTCCAGACTCTCTAAGTCTTTCCATAGAAATCTCTGCCGCACTCATGCCAGCATAATTAGGTGAACCTTCTAACCTAGTACCTAAGTTTTCAAAATAACTAGCAGGTAATGCTGGTATTGCTGGTGCTGATGGTGATGTTGGTGATATAAAGGTTTTCTTGTTTTGCAGATTTTGCTCATTAAGGCCAATTAACATTTTTAATGCATTCATTTGTGGCGCTATAGAATCTAATGTGGCTCTAACAAAAGTTCTTAAAGCGGCGATCATTTCTTCGGTTGCCTTAATTGCATTCATTTCTGCTAAATATTTTTTGGCCAATGCTTCATTGTTATCTAATATGGCTAACTGTGACTTTAGGCGTAGTTTAGTTTCTTCATCTGTGGCAGCATTTAAGGCCACTGTTAAGCCTATGCGCTCTAAGTCAAACTTGTCCTTTAATTGATCTACGGCTGACTTCTTCTTTAGTTGATCGATCTCAGCCTTACGTAATGTAACAGCATTTTTAATGGCTTGAGTTTCTTGTCTTCTCTGTTGCGCATTAACTCTACCTGCGGTTCTTTCTTGACCGCCACGATCTGTTTCTTGACGACCTGCGCCCCTTAGTGCTTCTGTAGCTCTTAGCACTGCACCAATGCCGGGTATGTTTCTTAAAAATGATCCATCTATGCCAGGTACATTTGTAATCTCTTTTAATTTAGCTGCTACCTTACCTAACCCGACTAATACCTCGCTAGTAGCAGTAGCAAAATCTTCCATGCTGTTAGTTACATTTGCAATGCTGTTATCTTTACCTAAAGCACTTAATGCATCTAATAAACCTTTACCAATAATTTCACGTGAGTTGGCTGCGGCAACAGATATTAAACTTAACTTTCCAGCATAGGTATCTAATCTAGCTGCGGCTTGGCCTGAAAACTTGTTATTAAGTTCGGCCATAATATCGTCCATGTTGCCAGCCTTTAGCAAGCTCTTATCTAGACCAGCACCTAATCTGCTAAGGCCTGTAGTATTGCCAGCATAAGCACGTGATAAGGCTGTAGTGACTTGTGTTAATGATCGACCTGTAGCAGCCGATACATCCATAGCAGTATTTAGGGCATCTTGGCTTTTAGTGATTGATCCAGTTACTGTTAGTAATTGCTGGAATGCTGGGCGTAATTCATCATCTAATACGCCAGTGGCTCTCTGTAAATTGTTTATGTATAGTTCAACGCCAGGTGCGCTAAATTGATAACCTGTATTTCTTAATTGAATCTCTAATGCTTTGGCGGCTTTCTCATCAGCTGCAAAAGCCTTTACTGCTTCTCTACTAAATCTAGTTAATGCTGTTACTGAAAATGCTGCGGCAAAGGTGCGGCCAAAGTTTTTAACTTGCTTTTCAAACGCACTGATTTCTTTCTTACCTTTTTTAAGGCCTTTGTTATTAAAGGTGCTAAGTGCCGATACGACTATATTGGCCATTATGCAACCTTCTTTTCAGTAGTCTTATTAAAGTGTGTAACTGTAGAATTAATCGCCTTTACAATTACGCCATAAATATCACCACTATCTTGCGCCCATGCTTTGTAAATTAAACGGCCTTTAGTCTTACGACCACCACCTCTAGCGCCTTTAACTTTAGGTTGAGATGTAAGAGTAGGTAAGTCAGTAACAAATTGATACCCAGCGAACGGGTTATTAGAATTATATGCAGCTGTAGATCTGCTTCTATTTTTTCTGCTACCTGATTGCTTAAATGCCATTGTGCCGCCACCTTCTGCAACAGAAGTAAATGGCGCTCTGCCTTGTGGGTTTAATCTACCTGCGGTTTCATAGATACGACCTGCGGCGCTTATATTGTAAACATAACTTTCTACTGTATAGCCATTGCTAAACCTGCGATTTTGACCCTCTTTGAATCCAATACCACCACGGACAGTAGCTGCATCATATTTAGGGAATGGGCGATAATCGACAGTAGATGATATTGGCTTAGACCAGCCTGACAGCACTTCGTTATTGCCCACTACAAATCCTTTAGCCTTAGCTTCTACACCCTTCATAACGGGTTCTACGGCTGCTTTAACACGTCTATACATATCTTCATCAATAAAGGTCAAGCCATTAATGACATCTTTAACGCCTACGATTTCTACTGGCATTTTTGATCTCCTTAGCTCTATCTGAAAGCACTTGGATTATTGCCCTAAGCATTTCAGCATCCATATTGATAAACTCGCTAGGCGGAATCCCTAGTTCAACAGATAGGCTGGCTATCGTATAAAGTGTTGAATCCCGCTGCGCTATTTTTTTTCTTCGTCTAATACCTCTACAGTATCTAAGCTGTCTATAAACTCGATACCAAATACAGGTACAGTTACGTTAGCCCTACGTAAACACTCATGCGCTAACCAATAGATTTCGGTTTGGCGTTCATGCTCACGTAGGACTTTGCTAATACCTGATCCGTACTTTAACTCGAAAGCGTACTCGACACCTGGTGTTATCTTGTGCTCTGTGACTTCACCATTAGCCCTTGTTATCTTTAGCTTTGCCATTATTGCTCCTTAATTAAGGTGTTGTATCTACTACTATAACTGAGTTACATGTAAATGTAATGCTCTGTGTTGAGATGTCGCCAACAGCACCATTTAGGTCTTGGGTATTGTTTACCAAAACTGTAGTTTGATACTCTGGGTTTGTAGTGCTAATTACTGCGTTAGAACGCTTAATTACTAGCGGTACTGTAGTACCCCAGGCTGCCGCTAAGGTTGCAGTAACTGCACCTGTGCCGCTTGCTGCATCATTGTTAAGCAGGTCTAGGGTAATTGTTGATGCCTCTAGTCCTTTAACAAACTTGTGAGCTGTATCGCCCATTGCTGTAATTTCTAATTCATCAAAACTGCGGTTAATAGTAACCCCTGTTACATATGCTGAAATGTCAACACTGTTAAGAGTAACTACCGCACCATTGGATAAAAATACGGCCATTAGTCTTGCTCCTCTTCTTTTTTGTAAGCAGGTTTTTTAACCGCTACTGGTGTGTGTGTAATCTGGCCTGTCTTGGCCAGAAAGTTTTTTTCTTCTTCTGTTAATCCTTGATATGCCATTTTAACTCCAACTCGTTAGGATTGATACAGTAATTTCTGATACTAGCAAGTCGCCACTAGCTGCGTTAACTATTGCTGGTGCAGAAACGCTAGATATGTTCATTTGATAGGTTGCGGCAGCCAGTTTAGTTACTACTGCCAAAATGTAATCTTCCATACCAGCCAGGTTACCCTGGTTATCTAGTGCTGGCTTTGTAATAAGTATTCTAAAAGTCGCTAAAGGGTTAACGCTAATCTCATCATTGTTAGATGGTGTTATGTAAGGATCGCCCGGGGTTATTACTACTGCGTTGGCTAGTAGTGTTGCAGGTGGGAAACTAAATACTGACCACACGCCAGCATTGGCAAGTGTTGTCGCTAATGTGCTACGTAATGTAGTTATTGCGGCTGGCATTATCCCACCAAAGATGCAGGTGATGAATACGGCTGAATGAGGCCACGCACTCGGTTAATCAGCTGATAACCCATCCGATAAGGGCTAGCACTGACCCCATCCATAC